TACGTGAGTATTGGCCTGACGCAACAGCTACTGGCACCCCTGCTTACTACGCAGACTATGACTATACGCATTGGCTAGTAGCCCCTACGCCTGCGGCTACTTATACTTTTGAAATCTCGTATTACCAGCGCTTACAGCCCCTAGACGGCACAAATCAAACTAATTGGTTTACTGAGTACGCACCTCAAGCGCTGCTGTACGGCGCTTTGCTGCAGGCTATGCCGTTCTTAAAGAACGATGAGCGCATACCTATGTGGCAAGCGCAGTATCAGCAAATTATTCAGACCCTTAAAACTGAAGACATCCAGCGTATGGGTGATCGTCAGGCAGTTGCGATGGATAGCTAATTATGACTTCTTACGTTTCCCCCTTTACTGGCGACGTTGTACAGCCTACAGAAGTTAGTTTTCGGGCAATTAGCCTGACGACAAACACAACCCTGTCTTGGCCAATTAACGGTAACGCATCAGGTGATTACGTTGCACGTATTATGCAAGTAACGCCTTCCGCGGGTGGGTTGTCGTTAACTATGCCGCCGGCTAACCAAGTTTCCGTTGGTGAAGATTCTCTTATACGAAACATGACGGGAACGGCTTTTACCGTCAAAGACAACGCTGGAGGCACAATTGTCACAGTTGCAGCCAATAAAGCGCAGTACGTTTACATCACCACAAACAGTACCGCAGCTGGCACTTGGGGTGTTATTGACTTTGGCGCTGGCACCAGTTCTGCTGACTCTGCTACTCTTGCTGGGTTTGGTTTACTGGCTGTTTCAACAACGCTAAATCAAAGTCACCCCGCAACTACTTTTTCTACTGGCTATGCATTTGTTGCTGCTGACAGAGCTCAGACTAAAGTTTGGGTAAGCGGTACGGGAACAGTTACCTTGCCAGCTGTAGCTGATGTTGGCGACAATTACTTTTTCTTGCTTAAAAATAATGGCACAGGTTCTTTGACTCTTGACGGGTATGGCGCACAGACTATTGACTTAGCGCTGACAAAAATATTTGCTCCTGACGAGTCGGCTTTTATTGTTTGTACGGGCTCAGAGTGGTTAACTGTTGGCTATGGTCAAAACTCAAACTTTGCTTTTAGCTCGTTAGTTAAAGCAGTCACTGCTGGCAGCTACAACATCACTCCTAGTGAAGCTGCAAATACAATTCAAGAATACGTAGGAACCTTGACTGGTAACGTCATTGCTTACTACCCGCCTGCTGTTAACTTCTACGTTATTAGTAATCAAACAGTAGACAACGGTTTTACGTTGACAGTTTCAACGGGCGTTAGCGGCGGTTTTAATGCCGTTGTTCCAGTTGGCGCTCAGGTTACGTTAATTTGCGACGGCACTAATTTTTTAAATGCAAATACAGTTCAGGTTGGCGCTACTAACCTTAGTATTGTTAGTGGCTCTGCAACCCTTCCTGGTATGAACTTTGCCGCAGAAACAAACACTGGTATTTATCGCCCAGGCACTGGTCAGCTCGATATATCCATATTAGGCACACAAAGGCTTAACCTGACTGCTACGGGGTTAACAATAACTGGCACCGTAAACGGCACGACTGGCACGTTTACTACGGGTATTGCTGGGGGCGTGTTTACATGACCAAAAAGGTATTTGCCCTCGACACGCAAGCCGGCATTCAGCGCGACGGTACAATTTTTGATATGAGCTTTTATGTGGATGGCCGTTGGGTAAGGTTCCAGCGTGGCCGTCCACGAAAGATTGGTGGCTACCGTCAAATTACAGACCGTCTAGCAGGCCCATCGCGTGGCTTATACCTAAACCCTCAGCCTAACTTCAACTACGTCTACAACGGCTATTCTGCAGGCTTACAAGTCCTTCCAATTACAAACAATGGAACTGGCTCTGGCGTGGCTGATTTTACCTTGTCAAACTTTACAGTAAGCGTTAACAACCTTTGGCAGTTTGATTCTTTTTTTGATACAACGGGCGCTGGCACTGAGCAATTAGTAACCCACCCAGGTCAAAACCTGTCAGACATTGCTAATACTATAGATACTCCTGTTTTGATTGGCAATATTACTGGCACCACAATGCAGAAGATTGGTATTTTTACTGCCACTGCAACGACGGTAAATGCAAGCACTCAAATTACTCTTTCTGCTGTTAATACAAAAGTTGCTATTGGGCAAACTGTTACTGGCACAGGTATTCCGGCAAGCACAACCGTAACTAATTATTTTTCTAGTTCATTCGGCTCTATAGGAACTGTCCTAATTAACAATGTAGGCTCGGCGTATACAAACGGAACATTTACCGCTGTCCCAATTGTTAGCGGTAGTGGGTCTGGTGGCTTGGCTACAGTAATAGTGGCTGCTGGTTCTATTAGTTCTGTGACGGTTACATCTATTGGCTCTAATTACGTTGCTGAAGACAGTTTTACTCTACCAGGCTTAGCAGGCGGCACAGGTTTTTTGGGGACAATTGCTACCCTGGCGGTTATAACTTCTACAGTACAAACTGTAGTTCTAAGCGCTGCGGCAACAGCCAGCGGAACTGTAACTATAACTTTTGACAATAATATTTCTGTATCCGGCGGTGTAGTAGTTCTTCACCCGTATGTGTTTGTTTTCGGGAATAACGGTCTAATTAAAAACTGTGCTGCGGGTGATCCTACAGATTGGAACGGTGCCACAGCTAACGAGACTAACGTATCTAGCTCAAAGGTCGTACAAGCGTTGCCGGTGCGTGGCGGCTCTAACTCACCCTCTGGTATGTTTTGGACATTGGATTCGTTAATTCGTGTGTCCTATGCGCCGACAAACATATCTAGTGGTGGCGTTACTGTTACTTTATTCTGGCGGTACGATATTATTTCTAGTCAGTCTTCAATATTGTCTAGTCAGTCAGTTATTGAATACGACGGTATTTATTACTGGTGTGGCGTTGACCGCTTCCTAATGTACAACGGTGTGGTCAAAGAGATTCCTAACAACATGAATCAGAACTTTTTTTATGACAACCTAAACTATTCTCAGCGTCAAAAAGTGTTTGTAAACAAGGTTCCGCGTTTTGGCGAAATTTGGTGGTTCTACCCTCGTGGTGATTCTACAGAGTGCAATGACGCGATTATCTATAACATTCGTGAAAATACTTGGTATGACGCTGGGCAGGCTTTAGGGGCTTACAGGTCGTCTGGATATTTCTCTCAAGTTTTCCACTACCCATTAAACGTTGGGTATGAATTGCAGGCAGAGGGTGGTGTTAACGCTTTTACAATTAATAATGCTGGCTCTGGTTACACAAACGGGACTTACAACAATATTGCGTTAACTGGCGGCTCAGGTACTGGTGCCTTTGCCACAATAGTTGTTGCTGGTGGTGTAGTTACTTCCGTAACCATTACGGCGCACGGAATTGACTACGCAGTAAACAATACTTTATCAGCGACATTACCTCCAAGCGGTAGTGGGTTTGTTTTGCTTGTGAATACGTTAATGAACTTTGTGTCTTTGTGGCAGCATGAAATTGGTACTGATTCAATTCAAAATGCGAGTGTGAATGCGATAGAGAGCTACTTCCAGACTAATGACCTTGGCTGGGTTGGTGGTGGCCCATCGCAACCTAACCAAGTTGGAGATAACCGCTGGACGCATTTAGAACGTGCTGAGCCTGACTTTATCCAGTCTGGGGACATGGAGATGTATGTTGTTGGCCGACCTTTTGCTCAAGGGGAAGATGTAACTACTGGCCCGTATGTATTTTCTCCGACCACTGGCAAGATTGACTTGCGTGAACAGCGCAGAGAATTACGTCTTACGTTTAGGTCTAATGTTGCAGGTGGTGATTACCAGCTTGGTCGTTTGATTTTAAACGCCGATATGGGCGACGTAAGGCCATACTAAAATGGCTAATGTGTCGCTTATATATGACCCAACTGGACATACGTTTGAGAGCTGGGCTTCTTTAATGTGTGAGCTGTACGCTGCTCAGCAGTTAGAGATACCTAACGCTCAGACTGATTGGCATAAGTGGGGCGACGGGCTTAAAGCTATTGATGTCTTCACCAACGAAGCTATACCGGGAACCATGCCATATAACAA